TTAGAACAACTGGAACCGATCGATTGCCTGTCCGAACGCTCCAGCATATCCGTCCTGTCCGTTTCCAGTCTCGTTATCATACTGCCATGACCAGTAAGCTCCATTTACAGGGCTGACACGGTACTGGGCTTTCTGGTAGCCGTATTTTGCCGCATAATCTGCTGGAGTATTGTAGTACACCTCGATTGCGTCAATTGGCTGTCCTGTACCGGCATAACCATTATTGTGATCTTTCCAGTTGCATCCTGTCACATAAGGTAGCCACCCTCTTCCGATCACGTGGACTCTGTATTTTACGGAGCCTTTGTCTACCTTAATAGCTACATCCGTGATGCGCTTGCCCTGAATCCCGGCAAAGTCTGTAAGATTCCGCACGAACGGCAAGATGCGTCCGTCCTCCAGTTTGACGGCGTAAGTAAATACTACTTCCGGCTGTCTCTGTGCAGCTTGAGCCTGCGCCTGTCCTCCAGATACATAAGTTGGCGGCGTGACATTACCACCCATGTACTCCTTAATCCGTTTAATAAAGTAGGATTTTGTAGCTTCCCTGCCACCGTGAATCTCCACAGATCTGTGAGGGCAAGATGTAGCATACACTTCCTGATGTAGCCTTATCGTGCTTGTACTTGGTGTGATTCCATATTGCTTGCACTTCTGTGCTGCCAGCTGCAATGCTTTTTCCTCATTTGCTTTAAATACATCCAGATCACCCATACTCTGACACGTTTCGATGCCGAGATAATTTAAGTTCCCGTTTGTGTCTCCGCAGTGCCAAGCGCAATTCCAGTCATCCTCTGCCTGCAAGATTCCATCCTGCGCTACATAATAGTGCGCAAATCCGTTTTCCAGAGGATGTGTCTGTAACCAATTTCTATAAAATTCTGCATTGGCGTTCTTGCTTCCAGCGTCATTGTGGAAAAAAATTCCTACTGGATTTCTTCCTCTGTTTCCTGCTACTCCACGACAAATACTCATGTTTTTCTCTCCTTCCCGTGCGATGACGCACAATAAAAGAGGACGATTACTCGCCCTCCTGCTCCTGTGATTTATTTGTTAAAACATCCAGTGCTTTTTTTAACGCTTCCGGATATTTCACGCCCATAATTCCAACATTTTCCAAAATCGAGATCCCCTCATTTGCTACAAATGCCAGTACCACGGCTGTACGGATGTAGTCTACGCCGAGAGTAACATCCAATCGGTATGCAATAAGTACGATCAGGAGAGATACTCCTTTTCTGCACAAGCCTTTCCATGCAGAGTAGCTACTCAGTGCCCCGTTTTCCGACTTGTTGCTCTTTTTCCAAAAGGCGGCAATCAGAAGTCCGAGAACAAAGTCTACTCCCATAAAAATAAGTAATGTAGTCAAATCCTCGGACCATCCTCCAATCAGATTTACAAATCCTCCAACAATGGCTCCAAACACCATGCATAAAAACGCTTTTACATTTGCCAACTGTTCCATTTTCTTCATATCCTCACTTTCCTTTCTGGTTTTAAGTATAAAAATAAGACCAACACGGTCTTGCCCTAATCTCCATATAATCTCCTTTAATCAATCATCTGTAATCCACGTGAACGTTGCGTGACGTTCTGTCCATACGGCATTCTCCACATAAATCTTGATCCCCCCATCTTTTCCTATGCCGTATCTTCCCGTTCCAAATATGTTAGGTCCTACAACTTCACTATAGGGAGCAAAGAAATCCACAACCGGTCGATATCCTACTGGAATTTTCACCTCGTTGAATGGCCCGTATTCGCCACTTCCTGGAAATTGTGCAAGCATTGTGATCTTGCATGTTACCATAAATCCTCTTCTTTTTAGTTCCACGCGGATGTTATTATTGGAGTTTGCACTTGTATATGGACCTTTCACGGTGCCGGAATCGTAAGAGATAGATTTTGTAAGCTGCTTAATTGTCCTAATAAGCCATATGCTATCTCCATTTATGTTTGTCACCGAAAAGTCACGCATCTCCTCATCTCCGCGAATAGAGCATACCATAGATCCATTCGCGATATCATCTGCCATGCTACTGCCGCCGGAATAAAATTCTAATCCAGAGTAGTTTAATCGACTCCCCCAGTACCTAGACGCTGTAAACGATCTTACCATGTCAATATTCTCTTTTTTTACAAAAACGGAAATTGTACCGTCACTGCTTTTAGACACGATCTCTCCGGTGTCTACATTTATCCAAAAGTGTCCACCCTTACTCTTAATAAGTCCGGCTGTTACAGTTCCAAGGTTGGCAACGATCGCACTGAGCGTTTGCACGTCCAGATTCTCGACTGCGATATAATGGATCACCCACCTACTTCCATCCCACCGCTTGATCGGCTGACCGGATGCCGTTTGCCATAACTGGCCAACTTTAGGATTTGACGGAGCCGTAGAAGATACAATTATGCCACTTGGTCCTGTTGCTCCTGTAGCACCTGTCGCTCCCTTATCACCATATGCTCCGATGATACATGGTGCTGATTGATACGTGCTGCCATTTGTATAGGTAACAACTTCATAATTCCACAGATATTTTTTTGACGCCGTTATTGCTTGTACAGTTGTAGTCCATCCTGATGTGGACGCCGACACACCGCTTCCGCTTGCCGTTGCAAGATAATAATTCGTGATAGACCTTATTCCGTTTCCAGTTGCTCCTTGCGGCCCCGTTGCGCCAGTTGCCCCTTGCGGTCCTTTCGGGCCTGTCGCTCCTTGTGGCCCCTGGGGACCTGTTGCACCTGCATTTCCTTGAGGTCCTTGCGGACCAGTAGCTCCTGTTGTTCCTTTGTCTCCGTATATCCCGATTATTTTTGGCGTAGTGGTCGCTGTGGTATTATCTGTAAACGTAAATTTTTCATAGTTCCACAAGTATTTATTTGTTGCTGTCATCGTCGGAACTGATGTACTCCAACCGCTTGACGCTGTTGTAATTCCTGTTTTTGCGGAAGAAATCAAATAATATTCTGTAATGGTTTTTATCCCTCTTCCTGATGTCCCCGCCGGCCCTTGTGGTCCCGTTGCTCCTTGTGGTCCTGTAGCACCTTGTTCTCCTTTAATCTTCGCCCACTTATAAGATCCAACACTTGCAGGATCGGACTGATTGTAATCCACACAAGTACCGATATGCGTTCCCACATCTTCTCCGCTGTTTCCGGTAAACGTTTTTCCTCCATCATTGGAATATTTAATGTGCAGATAACTTGTCTTGCCGTTTGTGCCGTTTGTTCCCGGAATTCCCTGCGTTCCCTGGGGACCCTGGGCTCCTTGGAAACGTGACCAGGTATATTTCTTTGGATCCGTGCTATCTTCCCGTGTGAAGTCTACGTAAGTACCAATATATGTGTTAGGTATCTCTGTCATCTGGTTAGAGGTGGTTGGATTCGATACTGCGGAATACTTGATGTGAAAATAGGTGCTCTTCCCTTTAATATTGGTTCCGCTTGGTACAGGTCTGCTATCTAAGACAGGTGCTGTCTGCTTATAATTTCCATTCTGCCATGTATATCCTGTTGGCTTAGGCGTCCAGTTGACCACAAAATCAGTCTTTACAAAATATTTACCGCCACCTCTTAAATATAATACAGGGATTGATCCATAAGTCAGTTGTGTATAGCTGGCAGGCGACACTGAACAGAATGAATACGTGTCTGCATAAATAATACATTCGCCAGAAGTAGTTCCCCACCCAGATCCAATGGAAGCCAGATCTAAATTCACCGAGAATCCGCTAACATGTGTACTCCAGGATGGTTTTGTTCCACTATTTAAAGACACATTAACCAAAATACGATTATAAACACTCGTTGGAAGCTGACTCCCCACAACGGGATACCATTTATTTACATCGTAAGTTTTAGTATCAGATAAGTCTATCGTTGCTGATGATCTCCAGTAGTTTACACCTGCAGCTCCAGTATCTCCTTTGGGACCCTGTATCCCTTGTTCACCTTTGGGACCTTGCACTCCTTGCAGACCGGGAACTCCCTGCGGACCTTGTTCCCCCTGTTCGCCTTTTATTTTTGTCCATGCGTATTTCGTCGGGTCTGTAGAATCCTCTTGCGTAAAATCTGTATACTGTCCAATATAAAACTTCCCAGTGCTGTTCGAAACATCAAACCCTGTCTTTCCATCAGCACTGTTTGCATAGGCGATATGTAAATAACTTGTTTTCCCATCTGCACCATTCTTACCAGCAATTCCCTGATCTCCTTTTACGCCTTGCGATCCTTTAAACTGCGACCAGGTATATCTTGCAGGATCTGTAGAATCTTCCTGTACAAAGTCCACATAAGTTCCAATATAAGCAGACGGCGTCTCTGTCATCTGACTGAACGTTGTCGGCTTTGCCACAGAAGAATACTTGATGTGGAAATAACTGGTCTTTCCATTCGCACCAGCTGTTCCAGGAATCCCCTGTTCTCCTTTTTCTCCTTGCAATCCTTGTAGCCCACGTTCCCCCTGTTCGCCTTTTATTTTTGTCCATGTATACTTCGTAGCATCTGTACTATCTGCCTGTGTATAATCTGTATACTGCCCGATATAGAGCTTATTTGTACCATCCGTGGTGGAAAATCCTGTCTTTCCATCAGCACTGTTTGCATAGGCGATATGTAAATACGGGGTCTTTCCATCAGCTCCCGGCTTTCCGGGTGTTCCGTTTGCTCCGTCCGCACCTTTGATCTTACTCCACGCGTATTTTTTCGGGTCTGTGCTGTCATTTTGCGTAAAATCAACGTACATTCCGACATAATCCCGATTGCTGTCGGATACAGAAAAATCTTTAGACCCGTCTGCACTGTTTGCATAAGAAATGTGAGTGTACTGTGTTTTTCCGTCAACTCCGTCTTTTCCCGGGATTCCTTGATCCCCTTTTGGACCCTGTATACCATCCAATCCCGGAGCGCCTTGTGGACCAGGAGGTCCCTGTTCGCCTTGCTCTCCTTTCTCACCTTGCGGACCCTGTTCCCCGTCTTTTCCATCCTCTCCATCCATTACATCCGTGATTGTGACCTCGTAATACCCACGTTTTATCCCATTTTCTAGAGCCACAAATGAGTACACCGCCTTTGTATCCACGTCAGTAGCATTTACCGTAACACTCTTGCCAACGTAAAACTCTGTCCCATCTTTACTCCACCGGATTTCCAGATTGCCCGTGACGTCCACGCCGTTATCGTAAGCGTAAGCTGTCAGAGTAGTGCTACCGATGCCATTTTTAAAGATAATGCCGTTGTTTGTTGAGATAGAGCAAGTGTAGACCTTATTTTTGTTGATAAGATCTTCCATCCTCTGCAACAAGCTATCCGAAATTTCGGATGTAAGCTCTTTGTAGTTTGTAAATACCGTCTTTGCAGTTTTTGGATTGGTAAGACTGCGCACCTGTTCGGACACTCTCGCCTGTAGATAAAGCACTGGTGTCCACTCCTGATCCTGCATCCTCACGGTGTCCCCGATGTTGGTGTCAAAATATCCGTCCACCTCGTAAGTCACCACCGGTTCAGATGCTGTTTTAAGATCAGACAGAGCCATGCTATAGAGCTTGTCCTTGCTGTCTGTATCGTACTCTTTACGCATCAGGATATAAGCATCAGCCTTATTTACAATGTTGGATGGGAACCGGTCCCTTGCCTGTGGTGCGCGGATGATCGCACCGTCTGTAAAGTACTCGATATTGCCGTTTTCATCGTATTCTTTCTTGTCAAGACCATTGATTGTCAGACCGTCCTTTCCGGTCGGCTGGATGCATGTATATAACTTTTCTGCATCCGTGGTCTTACGGATTCCGGTAATTCCTTTCCCGTACCGCAGTACAATGTCATTCCGGTATTCTCCGACTCCGCTGTCTGTATCGGAGTGTTTCCGATATACATTTAGGACAATCTCTTTTAAAGAGTAGTCTCTGTTCAATACTGTCTCAAATTCGATCTCCGCAGAAAAGACATTAGCCAGGGAGAATAATCTCTTTAATACGGACGTTGTACCTGTCCATTCGTTGGTGATTCGCTTGTCTGATACCTCATTGAGCCCCAGTTTTAGTGTTCTCTCAGCATCAAAAACGGCAAGGTACTCCTCAAAGCTCATTGCTTTTCCGGCTTTGTACTCTCCGGCATCCTCGTTGATTAGCTCAAAAGATAACGACCACGCCGTAGCTGTGATCGTCTCCTCTGTCTGCTCAGTGTTTACGATGTTTAGATAGTAGGATTTCCCTTTGTGTATAAACGCCACCTTATTCCCGGCGGTAACATTCTCTGCATCCTGATGCTTTGCGGACACCGTAAAGGTGTAAGTATTCGCTGTACCCTGCAAGTATTCGTGCAGATCATCATTCCAGTAATGCATGGACTTTTTATGCCCGTTGTCCATGTATGCTACTGGCGTGTTATTTGTGCTTAGAATCGCAATTCTGATGTTATCCATTACAAATATACCTCCCGTATTTTTGCTTTAATATGCGGCGGTGGAGATGAAAAGGAAGAATAGCAGAACTGGACTTCCGTTGTCCCCGGTGGAACTTTTGGATAATTGGATCCATTAATCTCATCTCCCTTAGCCACCATCCCATTAACGTAGACCTTCGTACTCTCCCCGTCTATAGACACCACATCTCCGGCACGGTACCGGTTCGGCACATCTCGGTATTTTTCCACGTTATCCTTACGGAACCAGATACTTTTTAAATAATTGTGCGTAACCAGCTGATTTCCAAGATCTCTACTTCCCCACTGCCCGATCCAGACCTGTATCTTCTCACACACCATGTCTTTAATCTCCGGGATAGTAAAGTGGTAATACTTCCCGTACCAGAAAATACGCAACTTGTCACCCTCTTTTAAAAAGTCATTGTGTCCGCCGCCCATTTTTAAATTAAACGGGTTATCCTCGTAGGATGTCGGCTGGAAATCCAGTGTCTTAATTTTCTTGTTTTGAGGGGCAAACCAGTCCACATGCGCCGTATTACCAACCGTATCACTCTTGTTAATAGACATGGCACATATCACCTTGTTATCTCCAGTCAGGAATGCAATGGTCTGCGCTCCCGTCTGTCCCATCAAACCTGTCTCGAACCAGTGCTGGGTATAACAATAAAAATTCTTCGCACCACGTCTTCCCTCGCTGTCCACCGGGATAGTAAGTGTTTTCATTCCACCGTTCCAGTATCCGGATGTTGCTTGTCCACCTTTTAATGCCATCACGTTATATCCGGCAACATTCCGTACTTCCAACGTTCCTTGCGTTGTGTTTTCCGGATTCTGATAAGAGGTGCCATGATCATCTTGAAACAAGCCGTAACCGTTAAACAGTTCTTCGGACGCTTCGTAGTTCTCTCCGTCCGCCTCTTCCTGTTTTCCGAGCTGGATCACTCCATACTGGCTCACAAGTCCGATAAATCCGTTTTCGTGCTGGTGCGTGATCTCGTAGTCCACGTCTGCCCATTCGGTGCCGTTGTTTTGGATGGTAATGGTCTGGTAGCCGTCTTGCTGTACACCGTCAAATTCAAATTCGCCGACAGAGTACGCTACCCCATCCGGGATAAGCCAAGTGATTGTGCCTTTCCCAAAAATCGCAACCTGTGTCACATCAAGGTTTCCGTCCGGTATCGCATAAAAGTAGCGATCTGGATAATTCCCAAAAACAAGTTTTTTCGGCTCTGTGACGTTTAGGATTTTCTGAATCGCGTCATAGCTTGCTAAGATGTCTCCTTTAATTTCAAATGGCATTTCAAGCGTCTTTGATTTATATGTTGTATAGCCAAAATCCTCTCCTTTTGCACTTTCTGCTCCGTCAAGAAGTCCTGACTCTCTATTTACTCCACTAAACGGAGAGAACCCGGACAATACACTTAAGTATCGCCCGAGTTCCTGATCGTCAAATTTTACTGATAGGCTCAATTTCTATCCCCTCCTAACATCTTCCGAAAACTTGAATTCTTTTCTATTTGTTTTTCCATTGGTGTTGCAAGTACTCTGGATGTCTCTACAGAGTCAATTTTATTAACAATCTCTAGTGGTCTGTTGGCAAGTCTGGATAGACGATCTACTGCGTAGAGTAGCTCGTTGTTATTTTCAGACTTCCGGATTCCAACGCTTTTCTGGTAAGTTTGACTTCCAGCACTTTCCGGCACTGATAACGTTATACCGCTCACAGATGCAGACAACTGAGACACCACCTTACCGGATACTTTTTTCATCTCTTTGTACGGCATGTACTCTTCGTATCCGGCACCGACTCCCATCGCAAGGTACTTACCAACCTGATCTCGCATAACTCTGGACGGGGAATGAATGCCAAAGAAATCCTTAATGGATGAAACTACACTGCTTGCAAAACCTCCAATTTTGTCAATAATCCATCCTGTCATGTTCGAAATACCATTCCACAATCCCTGGACGATATTGCTTCCGATAGAAGCCATCTGTCCCGGAATAGAAGAGATCGTGCTTACAATGGCGTTTACAATGTTTGAAGCTGCACCTTTAAGAGAACCTACAGCTGACGATATAACATTTCCAAGTCCCGACATTGCAGTTCTTCCTATGTTCATCAATGTATTTGGTAAATTCTGTACAGAAGTCTTAATTCCTTCCAATATACTTTCCCCGCATTGCTTCACGAATCCGACCATAGACTTAATTCCATTTCCCAGTGCGGTTATAATGGTTTTACCAAGGTTCAGCCACTGGAATGCCATCAGTGTGTCAACAATAGCTGCTATAATCTGCGGAATGTTTGCAATCAGAGTTGGTATTGCCTGGATAAGTCCGAGTGCCAACTGTCCAAGTAATTCCGCGCCCTTCATAAGAATTGTTGGAAAATTGTCGTTAATAATGTTTGCAAATGTAGAAATAATCTCTGGGACTCGCTCAATCAATATCGGTATTGCGGTTACGATTCCCTCGACCAATTTCTGTAGCAACTCAAAACCTTTTTGAATCATTACAGGTGCAGCTTCTGCAAGTTTTTCTCCGATGCCCTGTATAAAATCAAGCACTTTCGGCAACGCTTCTGGAATTGCCTTTACAAATCCGTCAATCAGATTGCTTAACAATTCATAGCCTTGCTGCAGCAGACTTGGCCCCTGCGATGTTATCTGCTCGTATAGAGTTGTAATAAGCTGAGTTATAAGCAAGCCGACAGACGGCAATACCTGCATCATACCGCTTATTATTGCCTGTATGATCTGGATCCCAGACGACAACAGTTGCGGTATACTTGTGCTGATATTTTCTGCAAACGAACTTATAATCTGTGCTGATGCAGTCACAATTCCGGGCAATGCTTGTATAATTCCCGTTGTTATGTTGGAAATGACTTGTCCACCTATCTGCATCATTTCTCCGAGTTTTCCGGAGTTAAGTGACTGCGAAAGACTTTCCATCAACAGGTTTCCGACTTCTGGGAGTTCTTTTGCAAGTCTTGGGACGATCTGCATCAAATTATTTGTTATATTTTCAGCTGCGGACTTTACAGCATCTGCCAACTCCTGAGGTGAACTTGAACCATTCAAAAAGTTATCAAACGCCGCTTTTGCGGATTGCACAGAACCCTCTATGGTAGTCAATGCTTCTTCGCTTGTCGTTCCGGCAATACCCATATTTTCTTGAATCTTGTGGATTGCCTGAATGATCTGGTCGAACGACACATTGTCAAGATTCTCTATTTTTTCGTTGAGAATGCCGCTGTCGTTAATCAAGCGGATCATTTCAGTCTGCGTTCCACCATATCCAAGTTTCAGGTTATCCAACATTGTGTAGTTCTGCTTCGCAAATCCCTGATAAGCGTTTTGGATATCCGTCATGTTGGAACCAAATTTATTTGCATTGTCTGACATGTCTACCATTGCCATGTCTGCTATTCTGGCGGCTTCTGCGGTATTGTTTCCGAGTCCCTGTAAAAGTGATGCAGAAAAGCTTGTTACAGTCTCCATGTACTTATTTGCAGATACGCCAGCTGTCTTATACGCATTGTTCGCATTATCGATCACTGTCTGCGCACTATCTTTAAACAGCGTCTCGACACCGCCTATGTTCTGCTCAAGACTCGCAACGGAATCAAGAGACATTTTTGACACCGCTCCAAATGCTGCAGCAACGCCAGCTACTGATCCGGCAATCACTTTTAATCCTCCGCTTGCAACGCTGCCAAGTTTGGAAATTCCTGAATTGAATCCGGATTCGTTTATTTCTGTGTTAAATTTTAATGAGCCATCATAACCCATACTATCCCTCCTTTATGGATAGCACAGGCTCAATGGCTCAATTTAAAGTGCTTAAATCTTAATCTCTACTTCTTTTTTGCACGTCCGGCACTTGATAAATGCATTGGTGCAAACGGAATTGTTGTTATAAATCAATAGCTTGCACCCGCAAAAAGGACACTTATACCACTTTCTCTCAAGTGATGGTTTTTTAATTTTACAACTCATCTGTCACCTCACATAAAAGCATTTCCGATATCATAATCCGTCAGGCTCTCAGATGGCAATTGAATTGATTTCTGGATCTTTTTAATTCGTTTTTTCTCTTCTTTGTCTTTAATTTCCGATAAATCAACACTGCGGTACATTATTCGCTGTTTAATCTCTGTATCGTCAGACAAACCATCAAAAAGCATCCGGAATTTCCACCAATGCATATATTTAATGTCGATTAAATCAATTCCATAATCTCTGAGAAAGCCGGATAATATATATGGATAATCAATGGAGTACGAGAATAAATTTTTCTTCGGCTTTTCTTGCAACTTTTCTTGCGGTTCTTCACAATCACCTGTCTCCGCAACCTTTGCACAGTTTGTATCCATCGTTATAAAGTGGGACAATGCGCTTATAGCTTCTTCATCTGCAACTACATCATCAATAAAATACTGCTGTATGATCGCGAATTTTTGGAGAGCATCAAGCTCTTGGTCTTTCAACATGTCCAAAAGCCTGATGTATTCACGGAAATCCGTAATAACCTTGATATTTTCCCCTCTTACATTTACTGTGCTCGGTAACTCTTCATAAAAAAAGTTCATTATTTCTTCGCCCGTCTCTGTGCTCTATTCGGTGTGTATTTGCTAACAACAGAGTTCCGTCTCTTATTTACGGCATTGATTTCTTTTTCACATACAGCAATGAACGAATCATAGCACTCTTCGCAAACTCTCAAATTCATTTTCCCGTCAAAAAGTTTTTCAGAAGTACCTTCCCCGAAAATTCCGTCAAAAATATCATAAAACAACAAACAATATTCTCTGGTTATTTCCGATATCTTCCCAGCCTTTTCAAGGTTCTTCTCTCTCGGCTCAATGCTTTCAAATACTTTTTCGTATCTTTCCAAAAACTCTACGTCATCCATATCTATTTCAAGTTCTACATCGTTCCATTTCCACTGGTTCATTGGCTCACTCTCCTATTCTTTCTCGTATTTTTTACCGCCTTAAAATCGGCGGCAGCTACTCCCCCATGTAATCTCCCTTGGCGTAAGTAACTGTCTTGGATGTAATGTCAGTTTCCGTAACGTATCCTTCCTCAAGATCGGATACAGCTTTCAGCGATCCATTGTAAACCAATGCGTCTGTTCCATCTCCGTCCGAATCCGGGATAACTGCGTAAGTTCTCTTTGTTGCGTAACACTTGTCACCTTCCGTGTTCTTTTTGTAAAAATCCACCGTGACCACTTCCACATGTGCATCATCCGCAACTTTCTCACCGTCATGGATTTTTGCAATTCGCTCATGTACAGGATTCCCTGCATACATATCAAAAGAGTACTCTGTAGCCGGAGCATATCCAACTACATCTGATCTCTCGGTGCTTTCATCCACGTACTGTCTGGAATACTCTTTCGGGTTTTTCCCGTTTGTCATCGCGGTAAAATTTGTCATTCTTTCGAATTTTGGCGAACTGCCTGTTGTATCCGTGTTCATAAATGCCACACGCAAATGTCTGCCTACTAATTTTGGTGCTGTTCCTGACATACTTATACCTCCTGTGTATAAATTAAGCGGCACTCAATACGATACTTTGCGTTTTCACCGTTCATATCGTACAAGTAACCGCTGTTTAAAGTTTCAATTGATATTGGGTTCTTCTTTTCTCCAAGCTCCGGCAGGTTATTATTGAAACTCTGCTGTTCCAACCACTCTTCGAAGCTCTGGAAGAATCCACTGTTTTCAATGTTAATTCGCGCGTCTTGGTCATATTCTTCTTGGCTTGTAAATGCGAATTGGAACTGCTTCTTTGCCCCACCGTCCATGTATCTCTGCATGATCGGATCGCAAGGGAGAGGGTCAACAGAGTACCCCATATCCGTTCCAATGTAGTCCACGTTCACACGTCCATCACTTAAAAACGGACATGTGAGAATATATGATCTGACGCTGTCAATGAGATTTGACATACTTAGCCGCTCCTTTCAGGATAGAGTCTTTGTGACGATTTTTCATTCGCTCAAACCATCGTGATTTTTCCTTATGCTCATAATATTGTCTACGTGCATAAGGTGCGATCTGGTTAATTTCTCCACTTCCGATCACTGTTCCAAGTGTTGCAGATTTAATTAAAACGCCGGATCTCTTTGGTGTTTCAGGCGCCATTCTTCTTACGCATTCAGAATCAACAAAAGACTGTGCGTTTGCGAAACCGGATTCCATATTCGGTCTAAAGTTCGGATTCCAGTCGAGTCTCGCTATTGTCCTTCCTTTCAAATTTCCCTTGGAAATCGTGTAAGTTGATATCTTACCTCTCGGCGTCTCAATCTGGAATTTTTTCTTTCCTCTTGCCATTACACTCCCACCACCTTAATATGCGGATTGCCGCCGAATGCGTTGTAGTTTACGGATGTGACTCTGGTCTTGTCAAATCCGTCCAAGTCTTTGATTGTCTGCATCACAATCTGACAATCTCCTTTGACAAGGTAATCGTCTTTTTTTATTGCTACGCTCGTGTCAGAGATCCTGATTGTGTACGTATCAGCCTGTTTTAATCCATCTGTCGTGATCTGCGACTTTTCGTTTTTGTACCACCACACTTCCGGGATGTAGGTTCGTTCCCACTCATCCAGCCGAGTAGACGGGTTATACTTCCGGCTGTACAGGGTGGCGTCTGAATTTGTTAGCATACTCCGCGATACAGTAAGCCGGTATTACCGAGATAGACTTTCGCAATCCGGTACAGCTTATTCTCAAGCACTTTTTCCGCATCCTGTCCGTCAATACGCTCTGTTACATAAGACACAGAGTACCCGTCTGTATTTTCGGATTTTACGATCTTTCCGTCATTTGCTGTCAAATTATAGATGACATCGCACATCTCACAAAGACACGATTTGATACGGTGCTCATTTTCCGTGTCGCTTTCTGCTCTTCCGGACGTGAAATCATACATATAAACATCCGCAAGATCACGAGTCTTTTTAAACGCGGACTCAGTGGAGATTTTCTCTCCACCAAAGTCCTCAATGTAGTATTTGTAATCTACTAACATGTGTACTCCTTACTGATTCGCCATAATCCCCTGTTTTTTCATCTCCGCAAGAATCTCATTGATTTTATTTTTCAGGTCAGTTGTTGTTTCTGTGGACAAATCTGCAATCAAAGCCATCTGTTTCACACCGCCCAGCGTTGTTTTGTTCGCCGCTGGAAGAGTGTATTTATTTGCCTGTGCTGCAATGCCATCTAATTTCGTTTTGTCCTCTTTAGACATCAAACCATCTTTAGATCCGGCAACTGCATTAACGAGTTTTCCCTCGATCTCGCTGATTTTTCCGTCCTGCTGTATATTTTTTGTATCATTTGCAGATACGCCGTTCTCAATGTTGTCCATTGCTGCTTCTGTAATTACTTCTCCGTCTTCCCAGTCTTTCTTTGTGTACGCCATACTATCACCTCGCTATTTTGCTTTACCTACTTTTGCCTTTCCAACTTTCCCCCTGCCTACCAAGGCGAGATCTTCAGGGGGTGCTATTCCCCCACGTGATGACAGTAAATTCCTTTTACTTTATTTTCGTAGGCATCACACATTCCGACTGTTCTGTATGCGTACATATAAGCATCAGCAGCCTGGTTCTGGTCTGGGGAAATAATCTTCGGAACTGTGTGTTTCTGGTACTGGATAGCCGCGTTCCGGTCAATTGCCATAAAGTTGATTGCTTTTCCGTCTGAATTCTTAGCGAATCCACCAGCTCCGTTTGCTGTCAAGTCAACTTTTGTGTAAAATCTTGCGGACGGTACTTTCACGATTCCAGCCCATCCTTCCAATGCTCTTCTGGATGCAGTTGTATCTAAGTCTTCAACCATTCCAACCAATGCTGGATTGATAAACAGATAGCATGTAGATACATCTCCCTCTGCATCTTCGATCGCGTTTCTTGCGGCTCTTAACGCTGCAAGTGCTGCTTTTCCATCGTTCAGTGCGCCTTCTGCTGTTGTGATACCAGAAATCTGTGCATACTTGGAAAATCTCCATGCATCCAACTCGGGCACTACCTGCGTGCGGATAAACTCCCCTGCAAGACGTCCAAATGCTACGCCAGCAGACTCAATATTATCCATTGCATCTACATTAAATTTACGACCTCTGTCGTAGTCGCATTTAACTGTCTCGTAGTCCAGAGTTACATCACCGTTGACGTATCCAGAGGACTTATCATAGTTTGCAAGTCCCTGCATGGACATTTTCGGAATCAAAATTTCGTTTGCATTTGCTCCCTCTCGGATCAGCTCACTCGGGCCATCTAAGATAGATGTCAGTGAACTTTTCTTATACACGAGGTCGAGCATCGTAGAATACTGTTTTCTAAGCGTAATTGAATTTGGCATATCTTATCTCCTTATCATTTAAAATCTTTTTCTGTGAGTCCCATAGCAGCAGCTACCGCATCAAACGCACCTGGCTTCTCGGCTCCGCTTCCAAGCACTGGATTTTTAATCGGTTCATCATCCGCAAACAGGAATTTGCTTTCTTCGTTCTCTTTCAGGTCTTTGAATGCATTTTCAATATCCGTATCCTGATTTTTGGATGCTTTCAGATCATCCGTTTTTAAGTACGGAAGAACCGCTTTTAAAGCTCTTGCACCGTGCTTCTTAGCTGCGGCTTCAAGTTTTCCGTTAAACTCATAATCCTGTTTAATCTGCGCTTTCTCTGCTTCGGATGCTTCGTATTTTGCTTTGTAATCGGCTACCTGACCTTTGATTTCTTCATAGTCTCCGAATCCCTCAATGGCTGTGTTTGCGTCTGTAAGCTGCTGTTTTGTCGTGTCAAGCTCCGATTTGATGTTGTCATAATCTTTTTTTGCTTTACCGACATCTGTGGAATTGGCGTCCAGAATCTTATCAATCTGTTCTTTTTCCAATCCCATTTCTTCTAAAAACTCTCTTTTCATGTTTCATCTTCCTTTCGCTTCGCTTTTTCTCGTGGTCGCACCACATGTCTCAAGTAAGTACCCAGTTTCTCGTCATCTGGCAGGACAAAATAAAAGAGCCGCCTATGCGACTCTCCCTAACATATCCATGTATATCCGTTCTCTTTGTTGTTCTACGCCCATCTTCCGACAGAACTTTGTGTATTCGTACAGTTGGGCTTTGTATTTTACTCTCATGGTCAATATATTGTCTGGATCTGCTCTGGCAGTCTTGAGTGCCATGATCTTAGACCGCTGCGCTCTCATTGCGGTTTCCATTCTTCGCTGTTGCTGTGTAATTCCGTAAGCATCCAACTCTTTACCTTGCCACCTCTTTGTTTTGTTTTCTATGGCATTCTGCTTTTTTAACCATTCATCCGTCCACTGCCGTTCAGACGCTCCTTTTACAAATGGGTAATAATCGTGGTAGCAGTTAGCTCCTTGTAGGCCAGTAGCAGTTCCAAGACCGCACACAGACGCCAGTTCTTCTTTGCTGTACACTTTTCCTTGCCACTTCCGGTGTTCCGGTCTGGCTCCTGGATGCCAGTCTACCTCGTAATAATTCGTGCCAAGCTTGTCAGCATTGATCCTGTTCATTTCTCCTGTGATCTGCGATACTCCAGTCAATACGCTTCTTCGCACTGCCACATGTACTCTGTTGCTGTGTCCGGTGGCGTAGTCTACAGTCCTTAAGCCACTGTTCGTCATCTGTGTAACAACTCTACGGATGACTGTGTTGTAATCAAAGGCACCGCTTATCACGTCTGTGATTGCCATATCGACATATCGCTGGTAATACTCCGAAAACGGCATAAATACGCGACGATTACCCATTAAGACCGAGAATCCATAAGACCTTGCAAGGTTATGCAACTTGTCCTGTGTCTGCTTCCTGACGGCCTGCGACACCTGTTTGAGCTGTTCGTTTTCCTCTGCCGGAATAAATTCCCGGTTGATCTGCTCATATAAGTCCCTATCCCTTACATACTGCCACTCCGCTATCTCGTCATACAGCTTAAACATCTCTGGATAAGTGGCTTTAAGAGCATCTTGTAGGATTTTTTCCACCTCTTCTGTGCTCTTTCCCATCTCCACCAGTCTGTTAATCTGGTAATCGGCAGTGGATGTGATCTTTCCGGTCTTGCGTATCCTGCGAACGATATCCTGTATGATCCGGTTCTCAGCATCCATCCAGATAGATTCCATTCTGAGAGACATTTTTACGACATCTGGCTTATCCATTACCTATCACTCCATTACTCCACCTTGATCCGGCACATTCGCTTTTGCAGTTTCTTCATCCTCCCCGAGGAATCGAACCCTGTACTCCCAGTGTGATCTGATTCCGGCTGCTATCTCATTTAGCATCAACTGACGATCCGTTTCCTCATCTGTCAGAATTGAGTCTTTAAAACTGCAGATAAACTCATATCCTGAATGAAGCATTCCTTCGTGGAACGCCAGACCTCTCACAAAATCCTCTAAGCAATCTCGTAAGTTATCTTGGATTGCTTTGACACGATTGTATTTCCGGTTTTTTGACGCTTTAACCTCTGTTGCTGTCTTATCCACGCTCTGCGGATTGCTTAAATCGCCGAACGCAAGACCAACTACAAACTCGATCTGTCTAAAGTAATTCTCGAGACCGTTAATCAAGTTCTGGTCTCTAAGCTCCGGTGAAAATTCTTTGAAAAATCCCTCTTCGCCGTCAATTCCTCGGTACAATCTTTTATTTAACTTGGATACGCCATTCTGTCCGTCTGACTCTCGCTTGATAGCCGCAGTATCCACATGAATCGCCCTCTCACCAGACTCAAACTCCCAGTCTATCCTTGCACTCTGCACGTCCGCTTTCCGGATCAAATCGATCGCATAATCAAAAATAGACACACCACAAGGCGTATCATCAATCCTGTTCTTGATCGGATTCCGGTAATATCCAAAATCCATTTCTTTCACTCCTGGATATGCTACGTGCTCCGGCAGTCCTCTCCATGCTTCTAGGCTTTCCAACGGGATTTTACGGTCAAATCCATATCTGGTAGATGAACTGTATGCTTCGTTCGTGATCTCAAGGAATCCATTCTTAATACTGTGCCGCTCCAATCGTACATAGTACTTTGAGTCGTCAATATCCCGGAAGTCCAGAAAGACGATATCGTTCGGCTTCTCATCATTTCCAAAGCTCACCGGGATGAACTTGTCTGCTGTTACAAACTCCGCTTGTCCATTTCCAAGCGGTTTTAAACAAAAAGATCCAAGCCCTAGACCGTCCTGCAAGTTTTCGTTCAGGCTCTCCGTGGTGCTCTCAAACAGCTTCAGGAGCTTGTCATTTGAGATTTTAATTTCCATCTCTGACAAGACTACATCCGCAAACTCTCTACATATCCCCTGTTCAATCCTCAGGGACTTCACATAATCCTTGCACCAGTCTGCATTCCCAGAGAGCATGCTGTTCCATTCATTTATTTTCTGCACCATTGTGCTTGTAATTGCAGGAGATTCTCTCAACACCTGCTTCATCGTGGTTCTGCTTATCATGTTAAACACTCCTGTAATAACCTTGTTAATAAACTTAAACATCTTGCACCTCACTCTGTCAGCATTTTAATGTCGCGTTCTATCGTGTACTCAAATGCATCCAGTGTATCAATATCACTACTACCGTCATCCAGTCGATCATCTTTCATAGATTTCTCATCCCACACCGCTTCTTGCAGTGCGGTAGATAATGTTTCGCAGTCGTTTGTAATAAAAAAGCGCCCAGCCCCCATGAGCTTTAAGACGCATTCAATTCGGTCTTTTATTCTGATTTTCTTGGCCGGTCTTACAATCGTGGCTGGATTAGCTTTGAGCATAGCGTTTCGGATACTCTGGCCGAGCGTAGTCTCTGCATTGTCCCAATAGATAAAGTCGACTTTTCCATACTTTTCTTGCACCTCGTTCACAAATTTGATAAGCAGATCATTCAGGATGTTTGAATCAATTCCGTCCTTAAAATCCTTGTTCATGTGTCTGACACTATTTAATCCATACACGTTGTTGTCTCGGTCATACCCTCTTGCCACGAAAGAATGACCAGACTTATTACCACCAAAGTCCACGCCAATGACAATCTCTGTCAGATCGGATGCAGTCGGCTCTTTGACAAAATCTTTCGGATGGTCTGCAAATTTGCGGTAAATCGCTCCCTCTGCTCGTTTCCATAGACCAAGAATCAACCGGTCATAATAAACGGTACCGTCATATTCGATGCAGAGCTTCTCCACGAAATCTGGAGCCAGAAACGGATTGTCGAAAATCGTGTATCTCTGCAAATAGATATCTAATTTTTTATTGTCGAGAAATTCTTTTAGCCAATGTGTCGGATTCTCCGGGTTGCAAGCTCCATCAAAACAGGAATACGTCTTATCAAGACGTGATTTCAGCATCTGGAATACTTCTTTGTTCCACTTTGCAATCTCATCCCCGTAACAATACTTGATGGACGCTCCCTGTATCTTTGCGACTTGACT